AGCCGGTCGGCGTCCCAGACCTCACACCGTCGATACGTGGATGGTGCGCATTGCCCCACCATCCCGCCACGTCCTTCTGGCGGAACACAAAAGGCTCGCCACAGGCGCCATCGGTGATAGCCAGCCGCTCCTGCGCCGCGCGACCATCCTCGTCGGCATAATACCAGTCGAACGCCTCGCCGCCCGCCACATTGGCCGCCAAATACTCGCGGGACCGTCCGTCGCGATAAGCCGCATCGGCATGAGCCTCGCCATCGCGCCAGTCCGCCATTGGCGGATACCAGTCGAGGCCGACATAGCTGATCGCCTCGTCCGCCCACAGCGTATCGAGCGGAAAGCGCACATCGTCCCCCTCCACATGCGCGCCATACTCTGTCCAGTCGGCCGCATAGCTGATCTCGAATTCCGGCCGATCTTCGAAGAGCTCGCGAACCTCTCCCGCGAGAAGGCGCAATGCGTCCACCGCCGGATAAATCTCCCCCTCACGCACACGCGTGAGGCCGACAAGCTCCGACCCGATAAGAATGCCATCCGCCTCAGCCTGCAGCGCCAGCGCGGCGTAGTGCAGGATGAAAGCGCGATACTTCTCGAAGAACGCCTCAACCTGCTCAACCGCATCGCCGGCAACCGTCGTAATCCCCCCACGCCACGGAAACGCCGCCTGTTCTTCGCCGCCGTAGGGGTCGGGCAGGCCATTGCCCGCAGGAGTATCCATCAACAGGAAAGGATAGAGCGTCACATGATGGCCGCGCGCCTTCAGCGATGCGATTGCCTGCACCACGCTCAGATCCGATGGCGTGCCGCCATAGTTCGGCCGCTCGTCACTGGAGGAAACCACATAGGCCTCATCCCGCGTAACGCTGCCCACCGACCACGCTTCGGGGCGCGTTATCTTGTCTGGCGTTTCCACGCCCGGCCGGACCATGCACTCCCCACACCGCAAATCGCTGCCGAACCAGCCGACCACCAGGTTCACCCGCGTCACATTGGGAAGCTCGGCCTCCAGCTGATCGATCGACGCCTCGAAGTCGCTCTTCGCTTCTGGTCCATGCAGGTTGACCGCGGCCTCGCGCCCGAGAAGGGAACGCTTGCGCACGATCTCCGTCGACAGCGCAAACTCGCCCGTGCCAGGGATGATGTTCACCGCACGCGCCACGGCCTCGAGCCGATCCTCACTCTTGCCGGCCGGACGCACGATCTCGAATGACAGCTGCGGCATGCGTGCGCCGAACTCATCGACGGCCAAATCCTCGAACACGATATAGGCGATGCCCCGATAAGCCGGCGCCTCGCCCTCAACCGCTTCGATCAACGGATCGGGCAGCTGGTCCTCTGTTCCTTTGTAGAGCCGCCAGGTCACCTTCGAGAGGTCGAACGGCTCGCCATTCGCCCAGCAGCGCGACACGCGCGCGATCTCGCCCTCGCACAACGCCACCGCGAAGCTCAGCGAATATGAATACTGCAGCACGCGCGGGCCGCCCTTGCCGCCCTCCACATCACTGCGCTCGCGGAACTGCGCCGCCCAGATCAGCTGCGAGCCGACACGAACCCGGCCATAGACCACCGGAATGCCAGCGCCCTCGCGACCATCAGTGAGATGAAAGTCCGCAATGCGCGGCCCTGCAACAGGCGCAGAAAGATAGCGCGCATCGATATAAGAACCGGCAAGCCGGCCGATCGCCTGGCCAATCGCTGCGCCCGAAATCTGCGAACCGAACACGGAGAACCCAGAAGGCAGCAGCGCGGAACCGATCGCCGACCCCGCCTGCGCCAGAACAAGTTGCGCCATCACTCAACCCCTGGAAACTGGAATGCCGACGCGATGCGCCGCGTCCACCACGGCACGAGCCGCGTTTCGCACACGGCCCTGCCCCAATAGGCGTGGACGATCCTGTCCTCGCCGCTCATGATGCCCACATGCTTGGCCGGCGCGCCCGCCGCCATGCGGAAAAGAAGGATGTCTCCCTCACGCGCCGCGCCGACCGGAATCTCCCGGCAATGCCGCCGCGCTGCATCGAGCAAAGTTTCCTCGCCCAACGCTTCGGCCCAGTCGGGCGTATAGGCGGGAATTTTCTCCGGCTCATCGCCGACAAGCTCGCGCCACACACCACGCACCAGCCCAAGACAATCGGCGCCGACGTGCTTCAGACTCGCCTGATGCCTGTACGGCGTGCCGATCCACCGCCGCGCCTCCGCGACGACGGCCTCTCTCGTGATTATGCTCAAAGCCTGCTCCCGCCCGAATTGGTGGAAGAAGGACCCGCGAGAACCGCATCCGGCCCCGGCATGTGCGGAAAGCCGCGGAAGTTATCACGATTGGCGAACTTGGTCCCGCACGTCACAAAGCTCTTGTCGCAACCCGCAGTCACGACGAACGCATCACCTGGCGCCATGGCGAACCGCGGCGCTGCCGAGAGTTCGATCTCGTTGCCCGAGTGCCTGACGACACGTCCTGCCGTTCCTGCATTGGCGCCGCTGGTCCACGAAATGGCGCCGCGCACGAACCAGCCATCGGCAAACCCGCCAAGTCCGCCGACCGTGAAGCTCTTGTCTCCGACAGGGATGACGACCGCTCCTTCACCTCGAAACTCCGGCAGGGAGAGATCGAACCCGCAACGCACATCACCGACCTCGGCGTCGCAGCCGCGCGCATAGACGCGGCCGACAGGCCGCTCCAGATCCGCCTTCAGGCTCACCAGTTCCGCAACAAAGCTCGCGCCGTGCCGTGTAATCTCCGACAGCCGGCCCGACCAGATGCGCACCCGATGTTCCGGCGCCTTCCAGTCGACACGCCAAACATCGACCTTCGCGCGATCCCACAACCCCGCCTCGAGATCCGCCTCCTCGATGAAGTCCGCCGAGATGGCACCCTCAGCAGCGCAGCGCCCCGGCGCCAATCCCGCCGAGCTTTCGAACGTTGCGCCCTTCAGCCCACAGGCTGGTTCATACGCCACGCCATCGAACACAATGGCGCGGTCATGGTCCGTTGCGCCGAACACGGCGCCGTCCGCCCGTGTAAGGCGCCAGCAGGCGCACAGGCTCGTCTCGTCCGCCGCGAGCCGCGCGGCGAACGCTTCGTTGATCTGTCTCATTGTACTTATCCCGCTATCTCGACCAGCGGCGCGCGCGTCACGCGCACCGCATCATGCCCGACCAGGGCGACCTCCAGCCGGTCCGCATCGAACCGCACGGGAACGTCGAACTCGAACCCCGCCGTCAGCACGGCGCCATCGGCTGGCGCCGCATCGAAGGTAACCAGCCCCGCCACCAGATCGACTTCGAATGCCGTCGTCATCCCGACATTGATGGCGATGAGCACCGTATCCTCGACCGGCTTGGCGATCGTCCTGTCCCACCATGCGCCGCCATTGGCGTAGCGCTTGACGAGCTGGAACTGCGTCGTCTCTCCGTCTCCCGTTCCCAGCGGCTGGTCCGTAGCGGCAGGCGCCTGCGAAGGCGCGCAGCTCTTCCAATCCACCGGATCACGAAACCGGAAACCGTGCAGCCGTCCGCCTCGTGCCTCGAAGAAAGCGATCGGTGCATGCGCCTGGTCTGCGCGAATGGATGCGCCGCCCGCTTCCCATCTGCGCCGCGAGCCCCGCCATCGCGCATTGCGGCTTTCGGCGCCGGAGGCCAGCTGCGCCACATCCGTCATCCGCTCCGGCCCGCCTGTTGCACCCAGCGCAAGGGCGAGCGGAAATCTCACCTCATGAAAGCTCATGTGAACCTCGCCCCCCGCGCCGCCGCGCGTGCAATGGCAGTTGCAAACTGGTTGAACGACGCCATCCCTGCCTCGGTCGGCGCAGGCGTGCTCATCTGCGCTGGACTCTCGAACGCCAGCCGCGCCAGCGTTTCCGCAATTCGCAGCGCCAGCCGCTCTAGGTCCGCCTCACCGCCACGCACGATGCGCGATAGCTCGCCCTCGACCGATCGCGCCGCTCTCATCAGCGCCGCTTCCAGCGCCTTGCCCGCGGCCTTGGCCGCGTCTTCATCCTCGTTCATGTCCCTCTCCGATCGGGATGCAGCGCCAGCAGAGCCTCAAGCTCGCCGCGCTCCATCGCCCTGTTGTCCGAAACCAGCAGCCGCCATTCCCTGAGGCTCACTTGCCAGAAGGCGTTCGGCGGAATTCCCCTTTGTGCGGCCTCCGAAAGAAGCCGCGGCCAATCTATCAGGCTCATACGGCAGCCTCGCGGAACGCAGCCGCCACCGCTGAAGCTAGCTGGGCCACATCGGCCTCGGCATGATCGACCAACGCCGTTTCTCCAGCACCGCGCAGCAGGGCGCTCACCACGACCCACAGATCCTGCGGCGAGAGCCTTCTCAGCCGCGCCGCCAGTTCCGCCATGTCGCTCACGCCCAGCTCCGCTTCGATCTCCGCCAGCGCGCCAAAGGTGACGCACAGTTTTCGAGACTGCCCGCGGATCACAGCGCGCGCCTCACCTCTCACGGCATTCAATCCGCTCACGACCGCCTCACACTGCTTCGAATGAAATCGCGCCGGCCGAGGCCAGCCGCACCGAGAACACCGCCTCGCCATCATGCTCCCTGCTGTACGAAAGCTCGCTCACGACGAACTGACCCTGCATTACGCCGAAGCCCGGGATCACCAGCTGCATCATCGCGGCCTCGCCGGAGAAATAGGCCTGGCGCACCAGCGCATCGGACGCCGCATCCTTGAACACGCCGGCCCCCGCCACCTCCGCGCGCTTAGTCCCCGCGCCAGCGATCAGCTCGCGCCACGCCTCGGGACTCTGCGCCGTCGTTGCATCGATCAGCCCCGCGCTCAGCGAGATCGTGCGCGCTCTTATGCCTGCGATGGTCACGAAATTTTCCGGCTCGCCGCCGTCGCCGATCTTGATCAGCACGTCGCGGCCCTTTTGCCCGGCCATACGTTTTCTCCTTGTTTTCTGGAGTTCAGGTGTTGACAGGCAACCGTTTGGTTGCATATTAGAGGACATGGATCTGGTGTTCCGGGCCCTCGCGGACGAAAGCCGCCGTGCTCTGCTCGACAGCCTCGCCGCCCAGAGCGCGCAAACGCTGTCCGAGCTGTGCAGCGGCCTCTCGATGACGCGGCAGGCGGTGTCGAAACACCTCGCGATCCTGGAGGAAGC